TTGGTGTTATTCATCTCACGGCTAAAGCCACGAGTGTTCTAACACACTTAATAAAATCTGCTAGTTTATATACAGTTGGGTCTTTTAAAACTTTTGCTACAACTTGTGTTGGTTTGGATCTACAACCCAATTTATCTATTAGTTTATCATCTCTAAAAATAGGACAAGAATTATAGATAACTTCTAAATCTTTATCTTTCTCTTTAGACAAGATTAAATCTAAGTAATCCTCTTTATTTAACAACTCACATTCAATCTCTCCATTAAGCTCTTTTATGTGGATTTTAACTTTTTTTCTTTCCTCATTATTTATTTTTTTGCTATTTTCAAGTAGCATTTCAGTAGTAACTAGCATCTAAACCTCCTATTTTATATCATTTTCGTAAGCTAAATCCTCTGGAGTAAATCCAAATGGATACTCTTCCCCAACAATTTCTCCTCTTGTAATGTTGATTAAGTCTATTGAATTAAACCAAACATTATCTAAAGAAATTCTTTCTTCTTGTTTTCCTGGTGTATCTGGATCCGCTAGATTAGTTACAATCCTAACTCTAACATCGTTCCCTTTTACCAATTTTTCAAGTATCTTTTTACCCCTTGAATATACTTTTTCAAGTGTAACACTTCCCTCACCTTTTAAAGCCACAATTTTGCTATCCACAGATAATCCTAATTGTACATCTTTTCTATCTGCTGTTACTTTTGCATTTACTTTTGTAAATTCAGCTATCTTTTCATTATCTATCCAAAGAGTACCATGTGCACCAGCAATGGTATGATAGCCTCTTATATTTGTATCTGCCATTATAACCTCCTATTACATTTTAATAATTAAGCTCAAATTAGCCATAGTATCAGAAAATCTAACATCTCCAGTTAAGAAAACATTATCACCACTAGGATATTTTAAGATTTCCATTTCTGTTAAATCATCTGGATCTTTTCCATCTAATATAACTAATCTTTTTTGTGCTTCATAGTCTATTTCTATCATATTGTTATAATCACCATTTAAAACATTTGGAGCCATTTCTTTAAAATAAACTTTTGTAACATTAGAACAGAAGTTCATCTTATTATTATAATCACATATATAAATACCTAACCAGTAATTTCTAAATGTATCTTTGATGTCATCAGTTACAAATCCCATTCCTTCAACTACTTTTATTTTTCTAGTATCTTTTTTCCAAATGCTATCAAAAGTAGTTTTTGAATTTACTCCATAGTTAACTCTAACTTTTTCATCATCCATATAAAGAGAGAATTTACCTAGTTTAGGCTCAAAGTATTCAACTTCAATTAAATCACTCATAACCTTATTATCAGCGGATCTGTTAATTGGCATCCCAGCTATAAGCCCTGCAATTGCTACAGTATATTCTTGAGCTGTAAAATCTCCATATATAGATTTATATGTTCCTGGATTAGCGAGTTCCACAATAGCAACATGATCCGTATTATTTGCAAAACTAGACACATATTTTACATTTTTGCCAATAGCTCCATCCTCCTCAAATACTTGTTTAGTCCAAGTTACAAGTTTTTGGTCATCTGCTTGTTCTGCGCCAGGATAAGCTAACCAATGCATTTTTCTTTGTTTAAATTCACCTAAAGCATCATCTAAGTTTTCTCCTGTTTGTAGTACTCTAATTAGTACTTTCTTAGCTCCATAGTGCATTGCTAATTTAATGTACTTAACATTCTTAGCATCCCACTCTTTATCTTTTAAATCAGCTATAGTTTTTAATGTATCCCATTTAGTAGTTTTTTTACTATCTTTCAATATTAAACAAGCAATTCCTCTAGCACTTCTTTGTATAGCTGTTCTAGCCAAAGTTTCAAATGCGACCTTCAAATCAGGGAATGGCTTTATTTGTCCTACTTCATTTCCCATTAATTGCTACCTCCTTGTTTAAATCTCAATTTTAAATCTTTCATTAACTCATAATCATAAGGTTTTCCATATAAGTCATATAAACTCAATGTAAATACATAATGCCCAACTCTATCTACAATTTTTATATCAGTATTTCTTAGAGTTAGGTATCTATCCAGTATATGTAAAACCTTTTTACCTTCTATTTCTAAGGTATTATCCAAGTTTTCTAAGTTTTCTAATATCTCAGCATTAGTCAGTTTTCCATTAGTTTTTGGATAATAGATAATATCAATATCTATTGTTTTTAGTTCTCTGTATTCAGAGTTAAATTCTTTTTTATAACTAATCAAATCTATATAAAAACAAGGCTTTTTGACATTGTCTATATCTTCACTATATGGATTTACTTTTAATTTTTCAGAAATAATCTTATTTAATGCATTCCTTATATCTATCCATTTCATTTTCTCTTTAATAACCTCCCATAAAAATTTTTTAAATCTTTATAGAATTTAATTTGCCTCATAGCTACAGCTGTTCTAAGCATAAATCTACCTCTGACAAATTTAGTTTTGTTTCTTCCTGTTCTATGACCAAACTCAACATGTGCTTTTGTGTTATCTTAAAGGCTTTTTATCCTCTAATTCTTATAGTTTCCTATAAGTTCGGCGTACATTATAATAAAAAAAAGAGCCACAAGACTCTTATTTTTATTCCAATCACTCTTGGAGATATTTTTGCTCTCTTAACGCTCAATCTCTACGCTCTACGGTGCTAAGTGATGTTCTTAGTTACCTCGGTATTGACGTATATTATATATGTTTCCAAGTTCGTCTATTTACAATTGCTGAAACTGCACTCTTACTAACTCCGTATTTATCTTTTATGTAATCTAGTGAAAGCCCATCTAATCTTAGTTTTCTTATTTCTAAAACTTGTTTTTCTGTTAAAACAGCTTTGTGATTTTTTTCACCTCTACACTTTACTCCCATAGGTAATTTTTCTTTTGATATTATTTCTTCAATAGAATCTCCTCTTTTTATTCTATCATATATTAATTTATAAGGTAAATTGACTTTTTCAGATAATTCCATAGCAGATATATATTTTCCTTCAAAAAAGATTTTTAAATTACTTCTTCTATTTCTGCTTTGTGTTTTTGCATTAACCCACCTACAATTTTCTGGTGAATAATTTGAGTTGTTATCTATTCTATCTATACTAATATCTTTTGAATTTTCAAATCCATTATTGATAGCCCAATTAACAAAGTTTTCAAATGACTTTAACCACTCATCACAAATTTTTATGCCTCTGCCACCATAATCATTATATCTTTTGTCATTCTTATCATAACAACGTTTTTTCATTCCATAATAAGTATTCCATAGCTTAGAATGACTTAATTCATGCTTATGATTTTTAGTTAAATTTATTTTATCTTGCTCTTTTTTTAAGCAACCACAAGAATTAGTCTTACCTACACTATCAAATCTAATTTCGCAGATATTTCCACAACTGCATAAACATTTTGCATATTTTCTATTTCTTTTACCTGTATTTTTCATATATGTTTCAATTATTTTTAGCATAAAAATCACCTCAAATAATTATAACATATTTGTCCATATTCATAAAGTGCTTTATATAATACTTAGTGTTTACCGATTTTGATTGGTTTTACATGCCCCACATAATTAAGGCATAGTCAGTCATGTTAAACACAATCTGAGTAAATTTTTTACCAGTTAATCTTTTTCCATTTTCCCTTTGCCAACTATCTCTTAAAAGTCCAGTGTCAACGGGAGTTAAAATTTTATTTTTATTTTTTAATTCTCCTACCATTTCCTCAGCCTGTAACATTAAAAATCTTTCAGTAGATTTTGGGGCTTCTGTTTTTATTTCATCAAGAATTTTGTCAAACTCTTTAAACCCTTTAAGCTCCATAATCTACCTCATTTTCAGAAACTTCAGTTAGGGCTATTTCCTTGTGCTTTATTATGTTGTATGCCAAAGGTTTAGAGGCTTTGAACATATAAACAGCTCCATCTGCTTTTCTTATAACTTTTATTAAGTCATTTTGCTTTATATCTACATCTAAACCTACAAAGAGTTTATATTCTTGTGAACTGCTATTGACTGGTCCGGGTATAACACTTCTCAACCATTTTTGTGAAAGTCTGCAAGGGATATCTTTTAATATTTCTCTTTGCTCTTCAAAAGCTCCACCATACTCATCTGTAGTAGTAACAGATCTAATAACTGTAACTCTATCGTTGTGTAACTTATCTAAAATACTCATACAGTACCAACCTTTCTAAATCTAAATAATTGACTTTTTAACGATAAAAACATTTCATCAGTAGAGTTACTACTTGTGTTATATTCTATTGTGGTATCCCCCTCAGTAACTTTTGAAATATTGCCCTTTATTTCAATTTCTTCAATAGTTTTTAATGCTAAATGCTCTGCAAATGGTTCTATGAGTTCAACTGGAAAGTCATCTCTATTCATAAAATTTAATGATTTTCTAATTAAAATAGTTACTTGAATTTTCAATCTAGCTTCGTTGCTAACATCTGTTAACTCTTTCACTTTTTTAATTATTTTATTGTAAATTTCATCCATATTTCTAACCTCCAAATATGAAAAAAAAGCACCTAGAATATATAATCTAAGTGCTTAAATAAATTATGCTTCAGATACTGTTATATCAGGTTTTTTAGTTATGAGTAACAATATCTTTATATCATTTTTTATGTAAAGCCCATAATGCTGGTCTATATTAACCTTAGTTGCTTTATGGTCAATATCTCTTGCTTTCTCAACTTGTGGACTTCTTTTTAAAAGTAATCCAATAGCTCCTGCTTCTACAATAGGGTTAGTTACTTCATTTCCTTTTATGATACCTGGATTAGATGTTACAACTAATTGAACTCCACAAAGTTCTCCAATAACTCCTGACATCATTAGCGGTTTACCAGCAATATCTTTTAAGGCTAAGAAATTTTTATCTTTTCTTAAATCTGCATATTGGTCTGGTGTTATAAACATAACTCTAGGCGTGTCAATTTTTTCCCCAAACTTAGTTAAAGCATCTGCTAAAACATCATAAGATAATTTAACAGATTTTCTATTATATTTTAATTTTGCCTTTTTAATTTCATCTAATACATCAGAGTCAATTTTTCTAGCAACAGATACTGTTAATTGAGAAACTCCTTCTCCCAAAGGATCTCCATATCCAGATAATAGTGCCTCATCTGAAAAATGAACCCCCTTAGCTATTTTTTTAATTGTTACCTCTGTTTTAGATGTTGTTAGATTTTCATAAGGAACTTCTCCTAATTCTGCAACATCTTCAGCTATTCCTAACAACCCCCATTTAGGTATAGTTAACACATTCCCTGGTACTCCTTCTAGCTTGTTGTTAATTTCAATTAAAGGTCCAAATACCAATTTGTGAGGTAATTCTTGTCTTACCATATCTTCTAATACTTCTGGTATTATTAAATGTTCTACTTTTGTTTCTCCTGCCATGTTATTCTCCTTTCAATTCATCATATAATTTTTTATTTGTATTGAATAATTCTGTTCTTTCAGACAAAGTCATTTTTGAAAATTCCTCTTTTGTATATTTCTTGTCTTCACTTCCACCATTCATTGCTCCTGGTACTCCATTAGCACCAAGCCCTTTTACATATTCTCCCATTACTTCTGCAAAACCTTTTACAGATGCTTCTATTTCTTCTTCTGTAACTCCACTGATTCTATCTAAAAACTTATCTGGCATTTTATATTTTGCTAATGTAGTTCTTTTAATTTCATCTGTCTTAATCTTTGTAAGCTCAGCATTCTTTGCATCTAAATCTTTTTGAATCTTATCAATTTCTTTTTTATGCTTTTCTTCTGCAGTAAGATTAGCATTTTTAATTCTTTCCTCATAATCTTCAATAGACTCATTATGCTGTCTTTCAAGTTCCTTTTTAGCTTTCTCAAACTTTTCATTTTCTCTTTTAAGTCTAGTTTCAATCATTTTGTCAACTTCTTCTTGAGTAAATGTTTTTGGTTCTCCTGGTTCTGCAAATTGTTGAATATTAAGTTTAAATCTTTTCATTTTATCCTCCTGTTTAAAGTCCTGTATGACTGTTTTATTATCCAGGTGTTTTATGTCCACCAGTACGACAATATTTATCTCTATACCTCCTTTCTTTGCGATAAAAAAAGAGAAGTTTTTTAAAAATAATAATCCAAAATAAAAGAGAGGATAAAACCTCTCTTCAATTTCAATCTTTAATTCCATATCTTTCTTTGATAATTTTTAATTCTTCTTGATACCACTCATTATCAAACAATCCGGATTTCATCATTTCATTCAAGCCATTTAGTTCATCTTCATAACTTGTATTAATATGTCCTACTACTTTTCCAGGATAAGTATTAGTCCATCTATCGTCAGTAAATAGACCTTCTTGCTTTTGTTTTTCTTCAAGTTTTTTTTTAAATTCTTCTAAATTTTTAGATAACTTCATAGTTATAATTCCTCCAACTTAAAACAATGCTTTTCTTTATAAAATTCATATTTTATAACTTTAAATCTTTTATTTCTTTCAAATAAAATTTCTTGTTCCCCTTCATTAAATCTTCTAATATCCCTACCTGTTTTTGATATAATTTTAATTTGTACTTCTCCATTAGAATTATAAGTATCGCCAACAGTTGTTGAAGTATAAGCTGGATAAGAAACAATTTCATTAATCTTATGTTCTTTCAAAAATTCTCGTAAAGCTTCTTTACCTTGTAATTGAAAAGTTAAACTTCTAGTAACTTCTCCCTCATACACTGGCATTTTTTCAAGTGCTCTATCCAATGTTTTTATCCATTCCTTTTGGTCTTGAGTTAATTCACTACCATTTCTAAGAGGTTCATTTATTTTATAAGAATCTGAACCAATATATCTTATTATAGCAGATTCTTCATCTGGAGTTAAATCTTTTTCTTCAATCTCTTCTCTACCTTGCTTGATTAAACTTTCGTAATCAATAATTGGGATAGTTGTACTTCTGCATCTTGGGTGCATTGGGGGATAATTAAGACCAACTGCAATTTTTTTTATTTCAAATATTTCTCCATTTAACTCTGAACAAATTTGACTGGTCCTACTATCTAATGTAGCACTAAACTCATATTTTTCTATTCCAGCTTCTTTATATCCGTCCAAAGTAGCTTGATTTAAAGTATAATTAACTTCAGTTCTTAAAAGTCTTTCAACATCATTCTTTTTAGCTGTCTCAAATCTTTCAGAAACTCTTTTACTCATAGTTTTAAGATTAATACCTTGTATCATTCCATTTACTATTTCTTGTTTCACTGTTTGAGCCAATTTATCTGTATTGCTCCATAGTCTTTCAGAGAAGTTTGCACCACTCCAAGGTCTGTCTAAAACAGCTTTTATTTTATCACGGCTAACTATAGCATTAATACCTAAATCTTTTGTTACTTCTAAGAATGTATCCCTATAAACAGATGTTAGAGCATTTTGAGCACTATCTTCAACTCCAAATATTAGTTTTACCATTTCCATATCTACTTGTACTTTAAGGCTATCTAAATGGCTCATACGACTTCTAGCAGCTAATGTTTCTATTTCTAAATAAAGTTTTTTAGCTTCAAGAGGTGCTGTCTTTAAAAGTTTGTTATACTCTTTCATATAATCGTGTAAATCTTTTTTCCAAACTTTGTATTCATCACCTTTTAAAAGTTTCAAAGCCTTATGATAACTTAAATTATTATCTTTCATATAAGTTGTACCTATTCTACTAAGCTCTTTATTTATATTTTGTTTAGCTTTTTCAAGTGCAATTTTATACTCCTTTTCAATATCTTGTATTGTAGTAAAGGCCTTAGCTTCTCTTTTAACTTGCCTTTCTCCCCAATAATCTCTATTCTTTTGAGCCATTAGCACCAACTCCAATTGGAGTATTCATATCTTTCATTACATTGATATCTTCTTCTGCTTTTATTTTTTCAAGTTCAACTTTTGCATCTTCTATAAAAGGCAAAATAGATAAGATAGTTTCATGTGATACTATTCCTTGTAACTTTTGAGCTGTATCTGCTGCTTCAACTAAATTCTTTGGAACATTTCTAGTAAAGACTTTTTGAATGTCCTTTGGACTAATTTTTAAATTATAGAAATCTATCATAAGTTGTAATCTTTGGTTAATAGCCTTTTTAAAATACATTTCCTTTCGTGCTGCTAATTGCTCTAGTGCTAATAATTTATATCCAAGTGCAACTCCTGAACTGTTCCCACTGAACTCTTTATCTTGCATGTCAGGTATCATAGAAAACTTATGAATATCTTGATTTAATCTATTTTTATTATTTTGGGCATAGCTATCATTAACTTGTTTAACAAGCCACTTAGCATCTCCTTGCTCATTAATAAGCATAACCTTATTTTTATTCATTTCTTCTATTGTTTCTTCATCAGTTCCACCCATATTGATTAAGACTAAATATGCATCTGTAAAATCTTTCATATCATCAATAGCAGTAGAAGTTGCTTCATTGTAACCATCTATCAAAGAAATTACATTTTTAAAATCTCCGTTAGCTCTTTTATTGTTTAAAAATTCAATAATTGGAACTTGATTAAACCCATGTAGTTTAGTAACTCCTGTTACAGTTGGAACTTCTTTTTTATCAGTATCAGATAAAAATTCATAAGTTGTAACATTTGTACTATCATAAACTTCTAATTTATAAACCCATTTATCTTCTTTATTTTTAGTTTTATCCCATCTAACAGCTGCAGTTATTTCTTTTTTTACTGTGTCATCTCTTAAAATAAAACAATCCCTTGGGTCTACAACTACATTTCCAATAGTATTATCCACATTTTTATACCAAAACTCGTAAGATTTCCCAAAAACACTTAAATTAGATGCATGTTCAAAGTTTTCTTGCTGCTCTTCTTCAGTTGCTAAATATTCAGATAATTTTTCAAAATCTTTTTTTAATTTATCATCTTGTAAAGCATAAGAAATTGGTTTTCCTAAGAAATAGGCTGTTGCAATAGTTGTGATATATTCAGGATAACCATTAATTAACTTAGTATCTTTTTTCTTATCACTTCTATCTTTCTTGTTTAAAATATTGTGTTTTCCACTGTAATAATCTTCCATTTTTTGTAGTTCTGGCAATTCATTTTTTATAAATGATTCAAGAGCTTCTTTTAAATCTTCTACTGTCATTAATCCTCCTTCCTATCTTATTCCTAAGACATTTCTATCTATTGTTCTTACAGAATTATTTCTCATATAATCCTCAAGTGCATATCTCATAGCATCCATCAAATGGTTAAAATTATCGATAGGTTTATTTGTTGCTTTTCCAAACTTATCTTTATCCCAAGCATAATTTGAAATCTCAGTTAAAAAATTAACACATCTAGGATGTATGAAAATTTTAAAGTCTTGAATAAATTGTATTCCAGCATTAATGCTATCTTTTCCTTTTTTAGATGCTTTTATTCTATAAAGTCCTAAACCTTTTAAATGGTCTATACTTTTTGGCTCAGCACTATCTGCAACTATAATTTCTTTTTTAAAACCTAATTTTTCTATATTGTTGTAAATAGCTGTATTCTGCATCCCTTTTTGATATATTTCATCAAAAACATAAATTTCTTTTTGCTCCTGATCTAATATTCCACAAAAAAAAGCAGCAGGGTCATTAGTATAACCAAAATCTAACCCAAATACTGCTTTTGCTTTTTGTCTTTTATTTAATATTTCTCTCCAATCAAACTCTAACTCTTGCCAATTTTCATAAACGAGTCCATCTACTATTCCCCAGTTTCCAAGTCCAGCAACTTGATACCTACGAGGGTTATTTTTTTTCATATCTTCAAATAACTTCTTATCAGCATCATCTAGCCACTCGTTACATAAGTAATTAGTCGTTAAAGCTAAAATATTTTCATCTTCTTTATCAAAAAATCTACCTTTAAGCCAGTGTCTTTCGTTCCAAGGGTTAAAAGATATGATTATTTGTTTAAATAAAGGTTCTTCTACAACCCCTCTAATACTTTCATCTAGCATATTAAAAGCTGTTTCATCTGTTAACTCATAGCATTCCTCAACCCAGCACCAACACAAACTACCTACTGAAACTGAAATTGATGTAATTTTCAACGGATCATCAAAACCTCTAAATAAAATTTTTTGTCCTGTTGGTTTATAAGTCATTTCAAGAGGACTTTCTTTCAATTCCCAGTAGTCTTGAACTTGAAATCTATTAATAGCCCATCTTAAATCTGAATAACAGCTATCTTTCAAAGTTCTAAAAACTTTTCTTACAACAAGAGTATTAGCATTCTTATATTTCATCATGTTATAGATTATCCATAAAGCTGTTGTCTTGCTCTTTTTTGAAGCTCTTGACCCTTTAACTACCTTATACCTACCCTTGAAGTTCCAAAACGATTTATATCCCTTTCCAACAATCTGAGGTAAACTTACTTTTATAAATTTACTCATCTAAATCATCTTCACCAATAATCATAACTGGCAAAGTTCCTTCAATTTTAGTTTTATCAGTGAATAAAGCATGTCTTTTGCCTAAGAGTTCTGCTGCCTTTATTCTTTCCTTAGCCGATACTTGCTTTTTCATTATCCTAGCAGAAGAAACTCCATCTCCTTCTCCTTCAACTACTACAACCTCTTCTTGTATTTCACCTCTCATCATTGCGGTTAAGTTCTGTAAAACTTCTTCAGCAGATGCTATTCTTTCAGATTCTAATTTCTGCATCATTTCATCAATATAATTTTTTAAAGCAGGTTTTGTAAGGTTTTCCTGCCCTATAACTCTTGCTGTCTTTTTGCTATATCCAGCCTTTATTGCAGCCTCAGTAGCATTGCTACATGCCACATAATATTCACAAAAAGCCTTTTGTCTCGCATTTAATTTCAATGCTACTTCACCTCCAATTATCCTCGCTTTTGTACTTCTGCTAAAATTTTATGCCTATAATTAGGCTCCAACTTCTCAACTTTATTGAGTAATTTCTTATTATTAAAATGCTCCCAGTATATAGTGCCTTGTGCTAAGTTTCCAAATAAAACCTGTCCTTCAATATCTTTAAATCTCGTTATTTCTTTTGAATTTCTGTTTATATCTAAACTTTCTTCAACTGTTTCAAACTTTAAATTTAACCCTAATACTTTATTTAATAAGGTCGTATGTGTATCTATATAACTTCCTATATATAATTTACCAAGTACAAATAATACTGGCCCATCTCTAAAACCTATATCAAAATGTTTTTTATACGTTTTCATAAAAACCTCTCTAAATAAAAAATACTTCTGTAAAAGCCTTAGCTTGTTCATTTTAAGAACCACAGAAGTATTGATATAATTTTATTAAGTGGAACATATTGGATTTGCACCAATGAATATCAATCGCTGTTATTCTAGTCCTTAAAACTAATGTCCCATAAGATTAAGACTTTTTTTATAGTAGAGTCTTAAACTACTGTATTATATTTAAATAAGGGAGGAATTTCCATACCCCTAGATAGCCAAGAAGATTAACTTCTTATAGCCAAGCCATCTAAACTTATTTCATATGATACCATACTATCACATAAAAACTGACAAAACAATACACCTCTTTTGACAAGGTTTTGACAAATCTGTATTAAAAATCTATCAATCTTTGTGTTTTAAAATGTAATTCTAATGCTGACAAAATACTATTCCTCATTCTATACGCTGTTCTGATATGGATATCTAGTTCTGTTGAAATATCTTCATATGTCATTTTTTTAAAGTATTTCATCTCAATAAATTTATAATCTTCATGATCTTTTACCATATCCAATGCACTATCAATTCTAAAAAGTATTTCCTCATGTCTACTAATATCGTTAGAGAGTCTTACCTTCAATTCTTCAATCCTCTCCATATCTGATTTAACTTCCATAAAGCCACTTCCAGAAATCTTTTCTACCTTGTAGTTTTTTAGTAGAATTGGATTATTAAAATACTCTAAATCTTTTTTTATTTTATTTATATATTTATTATAGCTATACAAGATGTCTTCCATCTTCCTAAAAATTATCTTTTGCTCCTGTGTTGCCATTACTACTCCTCCATTTTAAGATTAAATATATCTTTATATGCCTGTAAATATGAAGTTCCAGAATATTCTCCCGTTTTTCTATCTACAACAACCAACCAATTATATCCATTCCATTTGATATTGTTAAAATCTTCTGTTGTGAACTCAAAATCTTCAATATCTTCTCCAAAATTTATTGGTTCTTCTCCTTCTGGATATTTAATATCTTCAAGCCAAAAACCATTATCATTGATTAAATTTTCAAAATCATCATTAAATCCAAAACTGTTTGGCAGTATTGGGAATATGATTTTTACTATGTACCCTTGTTTTTCTAAATCTTTTACTATTTGTTCTAATGTCATATTAACCCCATTCCTTTCCAAGCATAATAGAATTATCAATTTCTAAATCTTCATCTCCACTTTCTTTTGCTATTAATCTTTTTACCCATTCTAATGCTTCTATTTGTCCTTTTGTTTTAGAGTATTCTCTTATATCTTTATCAAAAGAATTATTATAATCTAATTCAAATTGTTTGCTCTCAATCTTATAAAATAATTCTGCTTCATCTATCATTTTAGCCCTCCTTAATTCTTTTAATTCTAACTTTCAAGCTCTCAACAAGTGCATCCTGAACATCGCCTTTATTCTCTAAAGCTTCCATTACATCTTCATCTCTTGTCTCTTTACAAACTAAGTGATGTATAATTACTTTTTCAGTTTGCCCTTGTCTATGCAATCTCTTATTAGCTTGTTGATATAATTCCAAGCTCCAATTAAGTCCAAACCATATTACATGATTTCCACCTGCTTGTAAGTTGAGTCCATAAGCTGCACTAGCAGGGTGTGCTAATAACAAATCTATTTTTCCTGCATTCCAATCTAACTGGTCTTGTGGAGTTTTTAAAAGTCTCACTCTTAGTTTAGAGTCTTTTAGAGCTTCAACTATTCTGTCTTTATCATGCTGAAAGTTATAAAATACAAGTGCGGGTTTCCCATTTAACTGTTCTATCAATTCTAAAAATCTTTCAATTTTACAATCGTGAACTTTAAAGACTTCTCTGTTTTCATCATATACCGCCCCATTTGCTAATTGCAATAACTTGTTAGATAGTGCTGCTGCATTTGCAACTGTTATTTCAGTATCTTCAAGTTCAAGTATTGCTTTCTTTTCTAGTTCATCATAAGACTTTTTGGCTTTACTGTCCAAAGCCACTGGAACTTGCTCATAAATTAGGTCGGGTAGTTCCAGGTAATCTTCTGCTTTCATAGATATGCAGATATCAGCTATTTTCTCATGTATAGCTTCATTTGAACCCTCTTTGGCATCATAGTTGAAAATTATTGTTCTGTTTCTTTGCCCAGGTTCAAAATATCTTTCTCTAAATTTTCCGATAGTCTTTTCTAGTCTTTCTCCCTGGTCCAATAAATATAACTGTGCCCATAAGTCTATAAGCCCATTTGGTGCTGGTGTTCCAGTAAGTCCAACAATTCTGTTTATTTTATTTCTAATAACTTTCAAACTTTTAAATCTTTTTGATTGGTGGTTCTTAAAACTAGACCACTCATCAAGTACCACCATGTCAAATGGCCAGGCATTTTTATAATAATCAACTAACCAAGTTACATTCTCACGATTTATAACATAAATATCCGCTGTTTTTGCAAGTGCCTTTATACGCTTCTGTAAGCCTCCTAAAACAAGAGATGTTTTTAGTAGGGATAAATGGTCCCACTTTGCTATCTCATCTGTCCAGGTAGCCTCTGCGACTTTTTTAGGGGCTACTATTAAAACCTTTCCTACTTCAAATCTATTAAATTTTAAATCTACTATTGCTGATAGAGTTATGATGGTTTTTCCTAACCTAAGCCCATATCCAACATAAGACCTAATTTATCATCACTTATCATTCTATCAATACAGTATTTTTGGTATTCATGCGGTACGAACTTCATTTAAGCATCACCTCCTCAATAAACTCATCTACTTCTTGAAATGAAGCTATAACTCTTACATCACAATTTAAGTTTTTTAGCTTCTGTATAAAATTTTTTTGTAAAGGAGATAGATTATTCCTTTTACCTTCTGCCTTTAATTCCACAAAATAAATTTCCCCCCAAGGAACTATGATGAGCCTATCAGGTACTCCTGCATTTCCAGGAGAAACCCATTTCATACACAAGCCTTTTTTATTTTTTACACTTCTGATTAAATGGGCTTCAATTTCTTTTTCACTTTTTTTCATAAACTTTTCTCCCGTCTGTCATGTAACTTTTGAAATCTTTTTTCTTATATATATATATATAAAACATAGGATTTATAGATTTTATAGAATATATATACCCTTTATATTCTTTATTTATTTATATTTATATAGAAAAGAAAGTTACAAAGTTACAAATATATAATATAACTAATAGTACCAATACTTTTAAGTGTAACTTTCTATGTAATTTTCTCTGTAACCACTAAAAAGAAAGTTACACTTAAAATTTTAAGAAAGTTACATTTTTAAGAAAGTTACATTTGGAAAGCTACAGTAATTTTACTCGTCTATTTTTCTTTTAAATCCTTTTTGGACTCCGTATTTTCCAAATCTTGAGGATTGTTTTATCTTTTCCCATTTAAATAGAGTAGATAAAATCTTATTAATTTCAATGCTGTCACTCTTTTTTAAATATCTAATGTCCATTTTTAAGGCTTCTTCCCATATTTCAGCGGCACAAACCTTGTCTCTTAAAATCAAATCACTTTCATCATATTGCTTACTTGTAGTTTCATATTCATTTAGATAGGTTCTTCTGCCAAATAAATCCATACTATCCCAAGCATTTTTTGGTATTTTCTTATCTAAATAATCTAAAATAATACCTTTATAAACATTATCTTCTGAGTGTGCATCTTGTTCTTCTTTTGCAATCTTTTCTGCTTCTTTTGATAAAACCAAACTATAAAATTCATTCTTTGCAAGTTCACAAGCCTCAGCCCATATTTGATCTAACTCATCGTTTAAGTAATTAAAGATAGATTTTTTGGGTTTATATATAAAACAATCTATTGGCCAGAATCTTCTATTTCCAGTTTCATCTCTTAAAAAGTTAGTATCATTTGCAGTTCCAAAGAAGGCACATCTTCTTGGATATTTTTGGGCTCTACGGCCGTATGAAGCCCGAAAGATGTCATCTGTTCTACTTAAAAAGTTTTTTACCAGGTTCAACTCTGATTTTCTTAATGAACTAAGTTCACCCATTTCAAGTATCCAACTACCTTGTATTAACTCACAGGCATCTTTACCCTCTACATTTACCAAACTGTCATTGTACCAATCCATACCTAATATTTTTAAAAAGGTACTCTTACCTACTCCTTGTGGTCCGATTAAAATAGGCATATTATCCCATTTAATCCCACCATAAATAGCCCTTCTTACTGCTGCAACTAATGATTTTTCAGATATTTCTCTTGTATAAATATTATCTTCACAACCTAAGTAATCTATGAATAGAGTTTCTATTCTCTTTTCTCCGTCCCATTGAGTTGATTGGAGTCTTGTTGCTACTTTATTTTCAGCATTTTCTTCTGCAATTAGACTAACTCCATCTATGATTTTATTTGTAGAAGTGATTCCATAAAAACTTTCTAAATACCATCTAAGTCCAGCATCATCTGTATCATTCCAAATTCTGTCAGGAGTTTCAAATTTTCTGTCCCAAGGTACTCCATCTCTTACTAATATCCTAGAAGAAAAGATATCCTTAAAAATTTTAAACTTTAATTCTTTATCATTTCTTAGAATTAAAATTATGTTGGCCAGAGTGCTAAGTGCTTTCATACCATCTGCACTATACTGAATATCATCTTTCCAGTTGTCATCATCTTCAACTATTTCACCTTCCAGAACTTCTGTATTCTTATCATTTACTATTGAAAATTCTGCAATAGCTTTTTGTTGTCTTTCTTTTAATAAATCTTTTTTAACATCAGTCCTTGCCATTACCCATTCTTTCATAGCAAGCCAAGAAGGTAGTTTGGCCACAGGAGTATTAACTTCTGCTTGTATATCCAAATGTCCAAATTTATGCAATCTTACTAAGTCAAAAGCATTTACTAATTTTTGGCTACAAGGATCAGTAGCATGGTGAGAATATAAGAAAAGTCCATCTTGATATACAATAGCTCCAGCAGTAGTACTTCCACCTATAAAAGTTAATCTGTCAGCTATATCACAAGGTTCATATACTCCTGGTAAAAATTCATCTATGGCTTGATAGATGTTAAACCTTCTGCAAAATGCTCCTACCATTCCCTCTTTCTCTAAGGGGTTTTCTTGCTTTTTTAACATATTTTGATGGAGTTTTTGTGCATCAGGAACTTCTGGCCAGCTCGTCACGTCTTTCCAGTCTACATACATATTAAGTATGGCCGCACCATCTAACATAGGTTTATCGGCATAAGTAAACACATAATCACTATCAATAGAATGACTTGGCCAATACATTAACCTGACAGCTTGAAAGGTAGTAGAGTCACAATATCGTAACCCTATGAACTCTGCTACCTTTCTTGCAATAGGTTCATACTCTTCTGCTGTAACATCTTCTGCTAATGGAAATATAACTCTTATTCTAGGCTTAGTAGTTTGGTGCTTACGAGTGCTATACACTACATATGCACAACCTAAACTATTAAGAGTTTTAATAATCTTAGTATCATCTTCATAAGCCAAGTTATCTAAGTCAAGAGTTATTAAACTTCTGCTTTCAACTGCTTCGCTTCTTCTTAGATTCCCTTTTAACTTTCCACCAACAAAGCCTCCAACATCCTTAATATCATCTTGCTTAGACTTAGAATAAGATAAGAACTCATCTAATGTTTCAGCTGTTACTTTTGGCTTTCCTAATCTTTCAACAAATTCAGACCAGGTAATTTCAGTTGTTACCCACTGCTTGGATAATCTGTTATTTGCTTCTGATATTACTAGTTTTCTTGAGTTCTCCATCTGTTATCTCCTTTTAATCTTCAAGCAATTTATCTATTAAAGCTAATGCTGTCTTATAGTTATTATCATAGAACTGATTAAAAACTTCATTTAAGATTAAAGCTCTCTTTGCTTTCATATCTTGTGTTATTCCACCTATGATATTAAGCCAATCTGTGCCGCATTCTTCTGATATTACTTCTTTACTATTAAAAGCTAATTCTGCTACTGATCCTTGTTCTTCTACTAACCAATTTAAGTATTTTCTAGCTTTTTCATAATCCTCTTTACCATTTTTTTTCTCTGCCCTAATTAAGTATTTAATAACATTTCCCTCTAAAAAGAAAGAAGTGCCTAAACCGAGTCTAGCTCTAATAATATCTATACTTTCAAAATCGCATCCAGGTATTTTGTAATGGTTTGGGCTATTTACATTATCCATTTTCTTTTCCAAAGCTCCCATTAACTTATCTACCTTTTTTTCTGTATTTTCTTCTCCAATAATATCTATTACTTTTTTTAGCATTGTGGAAGTTTCTATATCTACACTTCCATTTTCTACAAGGGATAAAAATGATTGAGTTGCACCTATCTTTTGAGCAAAATCCTTTTGTGTTATTTTGTTCTTTTCTCTATATTCCTTAATTCTTTTTCCTATTTCCATAATTTTCCTCCTTTAAATTTCCTTGAATTTCTTTAAATATAAATTATATTTTCCATTTCTTTTAATGGATCTCATTTTTTCCATACATACTCCAGGAGTTCTTCCCAGCATTAAGGCTATATCTTCCCATTTCATTGTTTGTCTATAACCTACTAAATCTATTTCATCTTCTTTGCTCCATTTAGTTTTGTGATTAGGAAATAGTTCTGGGTTATACATTAATCTCTTAGAATTTTTATATCTTTTAAATCCACTAGAATCTACATAAAAATCTGCCATAATTTCCTCCTAATCTTTCATATAATAACTACCAGTAAACCCAGCAGCATTTAATATTAATCCTTTAGCCCAACTTATTTCCTCAGTCATAGTTTGTATAACTTCTTCTAATTTAACTGTTGCTGGAACATCAAGTATTACCTCATCATGAACATGGAATACTATTGGCCACCCTTTTGCTTTTATTCTTAACAATGTTTCTGCTAAGCAGTCTCTTGCAATAGCTTGCACAATATTTTCTGTTAATTTACCACCATAAGTTGGGATAACTTCCCACTTCTTAGATGTTTGGTTAATACCCATATAATGCATCTGCATTTGTCCAAACTGGTTTTCTTTTAAAAAAGGTTTTGGATAGAAAAGTTTTCTACCACTTGGCAATTCTATTGTGAAAAAGTCTTGGCCATAAATAAAGTCATACTCTCTTGCTAACTTTACACACTTAACCATTTGATGTTCCCCAGTTTCTAATACTTCAACTGCTGCATTCTCTAATGCATACCACAGTTCCACAATTCTTTTAGATGATTTTCTCCATCTAGTAACTATGTCTTTCATTTCTTCATCAGTCAGCCCCATATCTGCTGCACCCATAGCAGTTAAAGCTCCAACACTACCTTGGTATCCTAGTGCTAGCTCTGCAACTTTACCTTTAGCTCTAAGATGATAATTTTCTTCTCCTTTTGCTATGGTATTAATAGGTACTCCAAACATTTGAGAGGCTGAGGCTTCATAAATTTTTCCATGGGTTTTGAATACTTCCATTCTCCACTCTTCACCAGCAAGCCAAGCTATTACTCTTGCCTCTATTGCTGAAAAGTCTGATACCACAAAGTGATTACCTTCAGAAGGGATAAATGCAGTTCTTATCAACTGTGATAAGGTGTCAGGTATGTTTCCATAAATTAGCTCTAATAGTTCTCCATTACCTTTTTTTATGATATCCCTAGCAACATCTAAAGTTTCTATATAATTACGAGGTAGGTTCTGTACTTGAACTAATCTTCCAGCATACCTACCTGTTCTGTTGGCTCCGTAGAACTGCAAAAGACCTCTTACTCTTCCATCTTTGCACATAGCTTCGTCCATAGCTTTATACTTTTTAACAGATGTCTTAGATAGTTCTTGTCTTATCTCTAAAACTCTTTTTGCTTGCCCATCTTCTAAAGAATTTACCATTTTTTCAACAGTAGCTTTTTGTAAATTCTCAACTTCTTCACCAGCTTCTTCTAGCCAGCTAAGCAGTTGACTAGTAGAATTAGGGTTATCTAATTTGGTTATATCTCTTGCTTCTTCTAGTAAATTAGCCCTGGATAATGCATCTATATACAGAGCTCCATTGACTAATTCACTATCAACTCTAACTCCATATGCATTCATAAAGGTATCTAGTTGCCAAAGTTTCCACTCTCTGTCAGGAACAGGAAAAGCACTTAATCTTCTACCTATTTCCATTTCTGTAACTACATCTTGTACACAATATTCTTTGAAAAGCTCCCATTTCTCAGGTGCATGTTGCGGTAGGTTTCTAGTTCTATTTCCATTACTCTTGGTAGCTTTGCAAGGTATACAGAAATATCTAATTAAAGTACTGCCTGTTGTAAGTTTTTTCTTATCTTGAGGCAATCCCATAGCATTACCAATAGCAGCAAGTCCTGCTGTATATCCACAATATAACCCATGTACCATAGTGCATTGCCATTGTTCTAATGGAGTTTCTATTCCTGCCATACTTAAACACCACCACTCAAAGACAGCATTATATGCATACTTAACACAATCCTTGTCTTTCAAAAGTTCTAATACTTCTTGTGGTATAGCTTCACCTTGTGCAAGGTCAACTATTTTTACATCATGACCATCAATAGAGTATGCAAATAGAAGTATCTGGAAATCATTACTCATTGCATATTTGTATGATCCAGATTTGGTAATATCAACAGAGCTAAATGTTTCTATATCTATATTTAAGGTTCTCATAATCGCTCCTTTTTGAAAGTGAAAGGCAGTTTTCACTGCCCTTCTATTAATTTTTTTAACTATAAATTTTATAGTATTGGCTCACCAGTTACTGGGTCTATTTCCACTTCTCCAAATTCTTTTTCTGCTTTAATTCCTGCTGCTGATAAAGGTTCTCCATCCATTAGCTTTTGCACATTACCTAATCCACAACCTATTCCTTTTTTTCCACTTACTGCATAAGGGAAAAAGTTTACTGATACTCTCGCATAAACTCCTGAATAAATTTCAGATTGATTTAAAATTGGTTGGGCTTTTATATCTACTATCCCTGGTTGGTAATCTATTTTTGCACTTGCTGTAAATACCCAATGCCCTTTACATTCAGGTCCGAATTCTTCTCCATCAGATGGTCTCGTTCCATCACCATCATAAATAGGGATAGTTGGTTTTGGAGGTTTTACTCCATTCCATACACTGTTAATTCCTTTTTCTATCGCTGCATTTATTGCGGCATCTAATTTTGCCTTTGTTTGTACATCAGTTTTTGGAACTAGAATTGTACAACTGTACTTTTCTTCTTGCCCTTTTTCTGCTGCATAAGGTTTAAATAAATGTACAAAACTTAATCTTACTTTTCCTGTCATTACTCTTGTTTCATTAGCCATTAATATCACTTCTCCTTTATAAACTATTAATATCTTCTACTACACTAAATTCATCTTCTGCCTTTATCCTGTTTGTTATAGCTTCTCTTTTATCAGAAGCTTCTACAAGAGTTGGCTTACCTACATTCATAACTATTAAATTTCCAACTAAATTATTAAATTCTTTTTTACCTACTGTCTTTTCCATTTGTGCCAAGGTTAAGTATTTTCTTTCAAATAATAACTCCTCAGCTATTCCATTATTTACAAGTACCTTTATAGCTTCATCAGTGTTGGTAAAACTTCTACTGCCTCTACCATTAACTGCTTTCCAACCAGGTACTTCATTCCCTTTTAAACTTTCAGATAGCGCATAATCTTTTAAATCATCAGCCCATTTAGCTAAGTCTTTTGCCTTTTCTAATATCTGTCCTATTTCTTCTAAGGTTAATTGGTCAGCTGCTTTAAACTCATATTTTGCAAGTTCAAGGTTTACATTGGCTCTTTCTCTACAAACAGCTTTTGCTTTGCAAAACTTGCAATGTTCTCCGCAGTTAAAATCTCCTTCACCTTTTAAAGCCATAGTAGCTTTTTCTTGAGCTATCTTTGCAAACTCTAATAAATAATCCAAGCTACATTCCCAAGTGTCTATATTGTTAAGTCTCGGCTGTACAATTGACATTTTAATATGCTCTATCGGGAATATCATGTCATAAGCTAGATATGCTCCTAATGCATATAAAAGTAATTGAGCATTATTTTCTACACTTACTGGTACTCCTTTTCCATATTTAAAATCTATGATATGTAAGGTATCATTAGCTATTAAAATACAGTCAGCTGTTCCAAAGCCATCAGGAACATATTGTGAAAAATCTACTCTCTGTTCTACTGCTATATGTGGGGTTACTAAATGTGAATACATTTGTTCCTGAATAAACTCCACATACTCATCTGTGTACCCTTGCATTTCTTCTTGATATAACTCTTTTTCTTTTAGCTTCTTCATTGCAGCTGTAAATTTCCTAGAAGTTAATCCAGGATCTATTAATTTTCTTACCTTCAATTCTGCTATTTCATGTGCCAAACTGCCTTCTTTTGCATATTCACTTTCTACATCTTCAAATTGTTCACAGAGTTTGACAGAAGGTGGACAAGCTATCCACCTTGCAGCACTAGAAGGTCCTAATAGTGCATGTGCCATTAAACATCAGCTCCTAAGTTTTTAAGTTCTTGAATAAAAGCTCCATATTTTTCTTTTGGTAAAAATGTAATAGCTTTAACTTCAAAACTAGCTAATAGATTTACCAATGCTGTTCTATTATTATTTATATCCTTATTTACCCAAGCAGCTGCTATTTTTTGTAAATCTTGAGCAGTATACTCAGCAGTTTTAGTTGGTAGAGGTGTTGGAACTTCTGCTGGTGTTACCTCTTGTTTAGTTGGTGCTGTTGGTAACTTTTGAGTAGGTGCTTCTTCTATCTTTTTAACAGTTTCTTTCTTCTTTTCTACCTTAGCAGTAGATTTTTCTTCTGCTTTCGCTTCTGTTTCTAAACTTGATTTTATAGCTGTTGTTAATTCCTCAGTAGTTATTTCGGTAGAGTTCACTTCTATAAATTCCCTTATTTCCTTTTTAACTTCTTCAACACTTCCTGTAAATTCTACTTTTACCATTTATTTATCCTCCTATTTGCAATTTTTTAAAATTTGTGGTACTTTATATTTAAAAGTTGTATGTTTGTCTGTTGTTGATGTGGTAGTCACAACAGACTTTTTATTTTCCAGCATACTGAACACCTCCTTTATTCCATGTATTTCCATAAATCTTTAACTGGAATAGTTAAAGTACAACCATACATATCTTGTAAAACTGCTATACCATTATCTTCTAACACCGATTCATACCAAATTCCATTTATTAAAAATTTTGTCATTTAGTCCCCCTACAATTTATCTACAAGTCTTATAATAAGTTCCCCAACTCTAATCTTTTCATTGATTACCTTAATTTCTCTAAAATCATCCATATAAACTTCTAACATTTCTTTTATAATTTCTTGTTTATAGCTAGATTTGTTAACAGGCATTTCTTTTAAAACCTTGTATTCAGAACCTACTTTTTCTATATAGCCTTTATCCTTTAATCTATTTATATAAACTCTAACTACTCCATCTCCAATTTTTAAATCTTCTGAAATTTCTTTATTTGTTGCGTGTGTGTTACTTCTTACATATTCCAACACTTCTTCTATTTTAGTCATTTCTATCAACTCCTTTAATCTCTTAATGCCACAGGCATAACTATATAAAATAGATTATCCTTTCTGAACTGACAAGCATTCCTATTATTTTTAGCTAAAGCAATATCAAATTTTTCATCTTTCACATACTTTAGCCATAAGTCCATATATTTAAAATTTAGAGTAGTTTTTAATTTGGCTTTTTTATTATCAAGCTCTAAAACATCTAACAATAGTACTGAATTTCCATTAGGATAAGCTTCAACTACTAGTTTCCCTTCTTCAAAAGAGAAGTATCTTTTTATATCAGATGAATCTACTAGTTTTAGCATTTTCCAGACTATATCATCAGTTATTTTTTCCATGGCTTTTCCACTTGAATAGTTTTCATATTCGTAGTTATTAATGAATGTTTTTATATCAGGTACATTTGCATTAGGAATAGGATTATATTCTGTTACTTCATCTTTTACTTGAATGGCTAATCTTCCATCTTTCAAAACTGCCATAGATTTAGCTTTTTTTAGTTCTTCTAATACTGATACAGAGTAAATTTTAGTATCTGTTCCTGGTAATTCCTCTCTTGTATCTCTTACTACTGCTAATCTGTATGTATCGGTGAATCCAGCATAACTTCCTGATACTATTAAACCATTCACACTTTCATTTTTAGCAATAGTAGAAAAGTGCATTAAACTTTTTATTTCATTTTCTTCTAAAACCAACACTTGTTTTCCCATATTTTGAGAATTGTATTCTTTTATATTCATTATTGTTCTTCCTCCATTTTGTTTCTATCTTCTTCTATTTCTTCTAAAATCATAGACCAGATTCCTGTTACACCATATTTTCCAAACCCTCTTAGGCATACAAACTTAGTACCTTTATGAATTTCTATATTTTTAAACTCATAATCTATAGAAATTCTGTACTCTCCAACAACCTTACTAAGTTGTAGAGTATAAATATGTTTAAGTATTTCAGCATTACCGTCTACATCTTTGCTATCCCTAAAATATACTGTTACTTCCTTGTTATCTATCCAAATTCTGTCTGCTTCTTCTTGCATAACTTCCAAAATTTTATCTATGAATTTTACTTTTAACATCTGTACCAACTCCTTAATCTCCAACATATTCATGATTAAACTTTCTAAAAAGTTTAGGTTCATCTGCTACTATTTCAGGAACTTTTAAATCTGTAAAATGTAGATAAGTTAGATAACAATCATAATCAGTTACATCTATAACAAAATCCTTTCCCTTTATCACTAATTCTACATTTATTTCATCACTACCTTCTTTATAATTGGCAGATGAAGCTAATTTATAAAATTTTTCTTTTCCTATATTATATTTTCCAGTAACAAATACATCTGTCACATCTTCCCAAGTTCTGTCATTCTTTTCTAAAAGATTAATTGTTTCTATCCATAAATTTTTATTATCTGGCATAAATTCCTCCTTGATATTTTCTTTAATTTAGTGTAAAATCAAGTGTAAGTAAGGGTTTACCTACCCTATTTTTTGTTAACATCTGATTTGGTTTGGTTGCCTGGTTCAGATGTTTTTATTTTATTTATAACTAATATTGCTGCTAAAACTATTGCTAATTTCTTCATAACTCTTCTCCCTTGTGCTTCTCAAACCAATCTGGAAGCTTATCTTTAATCACTAAGTGCTTGACACCAACTTTTATAAAAGGAAAATCAGAATATTCTCTTGCTATTTGTTTTAATTTTGCAACACCAATATTTGTCAATTTAGCAGTTTCTGGCATTGTTAACATCATTTTTTCTTCCATAACTCCTCCTTACACACATTCCATTAAAATATCAAAAGGTCTATTTATACAGAACCAAAGAGTTTTCAGTAGCCATTTCACTTTGTATTTAATTACATCTTTTAAAGATGCTCTTGCAAAATTTTCATTTTTATTTTCCATTTTTTGCCTCCATTTTTTGATATGCTTCCATTACTTCCACTACATCTTTTAATTTTGCAGTAGCAGGAAATGGTATTATTTTTATCAATCTTAAAAATTCATTTCTATGTATTCCCATTTTCATATCCTCCTTTAATGCTTCATTCCTTTATAAAGTTTTTCTAAATTTTGTAATGCTGCATCTTTCATTTCATGTTTACTAACTTCTAAAATATCTTTGATATTTGAGTACCAAATTTCAGCTATTTTCTTATCAGAATAGTGGCTGTAGTTAATTCCTAATAAGTCCATTTGTGGTTTCCCTCCCAATGCGACTAAACAAAATATTATCTTTGCTTCATGATTTTTAAAATATAAATCTTCCATTAATTTCACTCCTTTTAAAAAATATCTTTAGCTATCACCTTTATTCTTTTTGCCGCTTTGTAGGCTTCCTCTAAATCTTTAAAATCAAGAGACACAAAAGGTCTTCCAAATAGAATTGGGAAATCATAGCAAAAACAAATGTCTATGTCGGATTTAAAATTAACACTAATCACTACATTTTCAGAAGTAAAGACATTCAAATAACCTATTTCAGATAAATCTTTAGCAGTTAAAGTATCATATGTTTCATGACCTTCACAAGCAATTCTGTAATCAAGATCTAAATCCTTTACTCTTTTAATAAATTTTTTTATCTTCTCAATTTTTAATTTGTCCACGATTCCTCCCTTTATTTGCTTAAAAATACATTGATGAAATATTGTTGCCCTTTACCAGTAACCTTTGGTGTCTTACTTATTCTTATAGAACCATCAGGATTAAGTACTGTTCTTTCTTTTATTTCAAATAATCCCATATCCATTGATTTTTGAGTCGGCATATTATAGCTTTCACCTTTTTGTTTGATTAAGAACCCATTTTCTCTCAGATAGTTAAACAATCTTTTTTGACCTGTATCGACTCCGTTCTGCTTAATCAATTTTGCTAGGTCACCAATCAATATAGAAGATTGAGATGTAGCTACTGCATCAGCAAATATTACTTTTGGCTTATCTTCTTTCACTTTATTTTCAAGAACTTCAATTTTCTTTGCATAGTCTTCTATCATATGTGATTGAATTTGATTAGCTCTTGCTAATATCATTTCTGGACTATTCCAAGCCTCTTCACACTTAATAAAATATTGTCTAGCAAGCTTTCCTTTTTCATTTCTTTGAAGCATTGAAATTTCTTTTGCCATATTCAATGTCATTAGATGGTCTTGTACTACCTTAACTCCTGAAATCCCACCACTTTCACTTTTTTGTGAAACTGGGATAAAATCAGTATTTTCAACAAATCCATATTCGACCATTCTCTCAAACCATTGAGTATATGGAGTTTTTATCTCCAAGAACTTATGTAACTCTCTTCCACTTACTAATTGTTGCCTGTCTTTTACTTCAATTTTAATTAACTCATTCATTTAATCGCTCTCCTTCTTTATGCATCCTTTATTCCTAAAAATTTCAACATTTTTTTCTTAACATCTCCGCCATTTCTGTTGCCACGAATAATATCAGAGCAGTAACTAGGTTTTATTCCAAGTAGTTTTGATAATTCTGCTTGGGTAATACCTTTTTCTCTTAATACTCTTTTTACTTCCATTTCAAAATCCAATCTTGTCATATTTACCTCCTTTTTATAAATTTTTTAATTTTATTATTTTTTACTCTTTTTATGCAATTTATTTAGTAAAAAAAATTAAATAAACATCTTCATTTAAGAGATTTAGATAATTTTTTATGGACATAGCCTCAGTAATAGTAAAATCTGATCCTTTTTTTCTATTTATTTTGTTTGATAGCCCTGCCACAGAAAGATTAATCTTGCTTGCCAATTCAGCATAAGATACACCTTTTTCTCGTAATATACCCTTTAATTTATTATAAGACAATATCAATTCACCTCCTTTTTTTGATAAAAAATATTATTTTTAAATTTTTTACTCTTTTAAAGATAAAAATAGTTTAGCATAGCATTTTAATCTTGTCAATTTTTTTTATTAAAATTTAAAAAAATTTATTTTATTTGCATTTTAAGAGTAAAAGTGATATACTTTTTCTATAATATAATAGGAGGTAAACTCATGACTAAAGGCAAAGATATGTTTAATGAACAAAATTACGCATTACTACTAGAAAATTTTTTTTCAAATCCAAGTTTTTTTGGGGGGATAGTAAAATATTGGAGAGATGAAAAAGGGTGGAGCCGTAAGAAATTAGCCGATGAAGTTAATATGCATCCAAGTAATATCCAAAGATATGAGGAAGGTAAAATAGCAAATATACCTTTTTCTGTTGTTACTCTATTTGCAAATGCGTTTAATGTAAGTATAGAAACCTTCTTGGGTAAAGAGGTCATAGATAAAGTTTCTAATATGTTCTTTGAAACTTATATAAAAGAAAATGATAGAAAAAAGGAAAGAATAGGAAACTTAAAAGTAATAGAAAATATATTTAAAAAATTAGGGGTTAGGTATTCACCTGATTTTGATACGAATCTTGATAAAATCCAAAATGGAGACTTAAATCCAGAATTCAATTTAATGTATGCAAATTTTTGGTTGAAAGTAGATTTAGAGACTTTAATATTTATAATTTTATTACTTGCATCTAACAAAGATCCATTTGTTGGGCAATTAATTACTTATGAAGAAGCAAATGACTATCTCAGAAATATGGTTGAAAAAAGAGGAGATGAATATACTGCTTATTTAATAAATCAACCTAGTAATTTTTGGTTTTTAATAAGCTCATTTAAATATCCCTCATATAACAATAACTCTACATCAAGAAAGAGATTTTTAATGGAGCTAAAAACTTTTCTAAAATTTATGAAAAAAGGAAGACTATCTCAACAAGAATGCAATGAGATAGCAGACGGAATAAAAATGGCATACTCACTTTTGAATCAATTTCCAAAAGAATTAAATTTAGATGATAATGAAGGAGAAAAATATGAATAGATATGATGAAGATTATGAAGATGAAAACTATGATGGCGATATTAGAGATAAGGTTCCAGTAATTGTGGAAACTATTAGGGTTGAAAATGAAGATGGTGATGAGGAAGAAATAGACATAGAGATAGATCCAAAATTACTCGAAATAGTGGATTCCCAAACCTATGATGAAAAAAGTGATGATTCAATGGGAGAAGAAGTTGAACATACTTTAGAAGGAGAAATAGATTTTGAGGGAGATACTTACTTTGTAGAAATGAGAATTTTGGAGTATCCAGTTAATGTCGTAGATAATTATGAAGTAGTAAGAATTGAAAAAATGTAAAGAAATAAAAAAAAATACCCCTCTTGAGTTCGTAACTCTAAAGGGGTTAAAAAGAGTGTGTCCTCTTTTTTGTTTGCCTATACAAATTATAACACACTCTTGCTTTTTATGCAATTTGAAAGGAGAGTGATTTTGTATGGCTGGCAGAAAAGCTAATGGAGAAGGTACTATCTCTACAGTTATAAGAAATGGCAAGACTTACTATAAAGCTAACATTACTGTTGGTTGGGATAGTGATGGTAAACAGATTAGAAAAAGTTTTGGTAGTTATAAAAAGTCTGTGGTACTCGATAAAATGAATACTGCTAAATACCAAGCTAAGACTAACAGTTTATCCAATTCTGATATCAGTTTTGGAGAACTTTTTAAAGACTGGATTTTTAATTTTAAAAAAGTAGAAGTTAGCTCTAATACTTTTTATGAATATGAAACAAGTTATAGATTAAGAATTATACCATATTCTATTGCAAGAAAAAAAGCTAATCAAATAACTTTAAATGATTTACAAAAATATTTTAATGAGCTTCAAGAAAACTTTACAATAAACACTATTAAAAAAACTTATATCCAGGTCCACTCTTGCATTAAATTTGCTTTAATACAAGGAATAATGATGAAAGACTTTTGTCCTGGTGTAACTTTACAAAAATTAGTTAAAAAAGAAAGTGTAAATGTTTTTTCTAAGGAAGAACAAGAGTTAGTCATTAAAAGTCTTGATACAAGGAATATAGTTGATGCACTGATTTACTTTACATTTTATACAGGTCTAAGGCTTGGAGAAGTTTTAGGACTGCAATGGAGCGATATAAAAGGGAATATGGTTAGCATTACAAGACAGTATAGAAGAAATGTTGAAGTTGAAAAAGTGAATGATAGAAAATTAACATATAAATTTAAAGAATTAAAAACAAAAAATAGTGTAAGAGAAATTCCTTTACCAGATAAAGTTTTAAAAATGTTAGAAACCTTACCCAAGGATCATGATTTAATTTTTTCTGATAATGGAAAACCTATTGAACCAAAAAGACCTCAAAGAAGAATTACTGCTCTTTGTAAAAAATTAAATATTCCTCATAGAAGTTTCCACTCAATAAGGCACAGCTATGCAACTAGATTATTTGAATTAGAAATTCCTATTAAAACTGTTCAAGTCTTATTAGGTCATAGTGATATAGCAACTACTATGGATATTTATACTCATGTTATGAAAGAAAAGAAATTAGAGGTGTTAGACAAGTTAAATAACTTATAAAAAAATAAGAGATTCTTAATTGAATCTCTTTTAATTTTGTCTGTTGTTTGTCTGTTGTAATTTTTATATTTTATCAAATTTTATAAAAGTTTATTAATTTTTCAACAGTCTTAACTTATGATTTTAAGTAACTTTAAGATTTTATAAAACTTTACTAAATTATATGGTGCCTGAGGCGGGACTTGAACCCGCACATTCCGAAGAATTCCAGATTTTGAGTCTGGTGCGTCTACCAATTCCACCACTCAGGCATTTTATCTGGCGCACCTGGCAGGAGTCGAACCCACAACCCTCTGATCCGTAGTCAGATGCTCTATCCAATTGAGCCACAGATGCATAACAACACTTAGTTAGAATATCACATAATTTTTTTTATGTCAATTATTTTTTAAAAAATGGCACACCCAGAAGTCAACTTTTTCTAAACAGCTTATTAAATATAAGTTTAACTCTTGATAAGAAATATATTAAAAATCTCTACTAATATCTTGTAGAGATTTTTTTATCTAAAAACTATCAAAAGGATAAAAAAAATCTATATCTCTAAATAGTCTCAGGGGGGTTACTCAGTAAGGTTAATTAGAAGTAATCCAAAGCAATCCAAAGAGTTAATTTAAAAATATAGATATATCTTCTATTTATATTTTACATTAACCCTCCTGAAAAATCAAGTTAAATTTTTAATTTTTAAAAGGAGGATTTTTTTATGAAATTAGATTCAAAAAACTTAGTATTAAATTTATTAGGAACAGATGCAAACATTCAAATAAACAAAAAAATATTATTAACATTAAAACTTGAAGAAGCTTTTTTTCTTTCCTATTTAATTGATCAGTATAAATACTTTGAAAGAGAAGGAAAATTAAGAGAAGATGGAAGTTTTTATACTAGTAATATGGATATAGCATTATACACAACCTTTAATAATTCACAAATAGCAAGAGTAAAAAAATTAGGAGTAGAAAAAGAATTATTTAAAATATCTCTAGAAGATAGTAGAACAAAGTCATATTATTATCTAAATTTTGACAAAATATTAGAAATGATAGGAACTGAAAAATCAAATATGGAATTAGCATATAAAAGTAGATTTGATTCTGAAAAAATAGAGCTTGAAATAAATAATTTAGATGACATAGAAAATTTAAAAAAATTTACTTTTAATGAGCTTAGATTTTATTGTAAAGAAAATAAAATTAAATACTCAGGAAATGATAAAAAAGATAATTTAATAAAAAAAATTATAGAAATTAAAAATCCAAATTTAATTACAAAAAGCCATTTTTCCACAGTGAACGATATATCGTTCACTAGTGAGCAGAAAAATCGTTCACTGACAAAAAATGGGAAGTTGGAAGATGGTGTGAGCGATATATCGCTCACAGTGAGCGAGAAATCCATCACAAACCAAGACAAGAATAACCAAGAACAAAATACATGTCATGTACATGAGAAAAATAAAAAAGATAAAAAAATAGAGAATTTATTTCATGAACTTGGAATAAATTTTACAGATACTAATGAGTCTAGTTGTTTATTAATACTAGATAAATTTAAAGGGAATAAAATTCTCTTAGAAAAATATTTAATAAGTATTTATAATCAACTAAAAAAATTAACTAATATAAAAAATTTACCTGCTCTTTTTAGTAAAAAATTAAAAGATATAGATTATTCATTAGTAAATAAAATAAAAAATGAAAATCAGAATGAATTAAAGAAAGTTCAAAAAGAAAAAAAAATAACAAAGGATGAAGAAAGAATTAAAGAAAATAATGAAAAATTAGATAAATATATAGATGAATTTTTAAAATTAGACAAAAATATACAAAAAAATATAGTTGATTTAGCTGAGCAAAATTATTTGAAAGAAAACAGTGAAATAAATATTGAGATGCTAAAAATAATAAAGAAAAATACATATAGAGTTTACTTAAAAATGATACATTTCAAAATTTTAGAGGTTACCAAAAAGAATAATTTAGAAGTAGGTGAAACACTATGAAATATTCACTTTATATTGGAACAAATAAATATTCTTTAAGTACTGAAGATGATATTCTTAAACTTTCTCCTGGTAATTTTGAATGTAAACATAAAATTTTAATTGGAAATAAAGATATCTTGAAGTCTGTTCAAGTAGCTTATAAGAAATTGTTTCAAAAAGCTGTTGAAAAATATAATAAAAATAACTCTAAAAAAGAAATAAAATCTTATTATGTAAAAATAAATGAGAGCCAAAAACAATCTTTAGCTGTTGGAATTTTAATTAAAATCAATGAGAAAAATTATAAAAATTTACCTGAGGAAAAGATAATTGAATTATTTTTAAACCAGGTAAAAGTAATAAAGAAATTATTAAAAAATTTTTATATAG